CAGGTCGAGGTGACAGTGACGCCCATCCTCCCCAGGCACATCCAGGCAGCGTCGGACACGGCGCTCCGGTGGGGCGAGACGGGACTGCGCTACCTGGCCGACAACTGAGTGCCCGAGTACCTGGCGCTCGCCGACGTGCTGGCGCTGCACCGCGTCCTGATGCAGCGGTTCGGCTGGGCGCCGGCGCCGCTGCGCGCCGGCGGCGAGGGCCTGCTGGAATCAGCCCTGCTCCGTCCCCAGGTCGCCGCCCACTATGACAACGCCGATCTGCTCCGTCAGGCCGCCCTCCTGGCGGTTGGCGTCTCCCAGGCGCAGGCGTTCCTGGACGGCAACAAGCGCACCGCCTTCCATGGCGCGGCCACCTTCCTGCTCCTGAACCACGTGGACGTCACCCGTCTGGACCCGCTCGAGATGGCGCGTCAGCTGGATGCCGTCGCTGAGCGGACTGACACGCTGGAAGCCGCTACGGCGCACTTCGCGGCCTGGCTTCGTGCTGGGCTCGCCGACGTCTGAGCCTGACCGCTAGCCGAGGAACACATCGCGATTGCTGGCCGAGAGGGAGATGGTCTGCCGGCCGGCAAGGAGAGGACGGCGTTTCCCTGTCGTGCCACGCCGCGCTAGGATGGCGTACTGTACGTAATTCGCCCATCGGGCGAGGGGTGTGCTCCTGATCGCCGTTAGCTGGCGACTGTTGACGAGAAGGACACGAAAACGCCCCTCACCGGTTGAGCGAGGAGCGTTCACGCTTTTCGTAATAGCCCCTCGACGGGGAGGGGGATTTTGTTGCCCGCGGTTGGCGAGACCAGGGACCTACGCAACGTCATGGTCGCACCGGCGGCGCGGGCTGTCAAGAAGGAGGCTCGCGTGACGAGCAAGCTGCCGGCGTTCGTGGCCCCCGCGACAGGGGCATCCTTCGGTTCCTCTTCGTCTTCGTCTTCGGCCGACCGCATGGCGGCCGGCCCACCCGGCGTGGCGGCGGTCGAGCGCCGGGAGCCAGTGTCCAGCCATAGTGGCCGACGGTCGGCCCGGCCAGTCCGGCGCCCCGCTGAGCAGGGCGGCTGCCGCCGCGCGTTCTTCTTCATCCTGCCCAACCTGGCCGACGACGACAGCGATCTAGACGTCTACGCCTTTCGGCTGCTGGCCCACTATCAGCGCGTGGCCGGCCCCAGCGGGGTGTGCGCTGAACCGACCGCCGCCGCGGCCGCCCGCTGCCACATGAGCCTGCGGCGGCTGGCCCAGGCCCGCGCCGCGCTGGTCGCCGCCGGCTGGATCAGCCTGAGCTACCACGGGCCGGCCGGGCGCCAGGTGTCTGTCGTGCGGGTCGTCGACCGCATGGCCGAGAACATCGCCCGCTACCACCGCGCCCCGACACCCGCCGAGGACACGGCATGGCCGCCGGCGCCGACCGCCACCTCTGCAGGTGGTGCCGCCCCCCCCCGCACCTCCTGCCCCCCTCCCCCGCACCAGGTGCAGGGGGTCGTTCTCACGGGCGGGCCCCTAGAAAGAACACCGGAGAACCGGAAGACTCCCCCCATGCCCCCCCAGGGCACGTCACAGGAGCAGCCGCAGGGGGAGCGAAAGGACCAGACGGAGACCGTGCAGTCCGCGCCACACTCAGACGAACCGGTGGAGGACGACCGGGCCCGGGTGCTGGTCACCGCCCTGTACCGGGGTCTGGGTGCGGACCTCGAGCAGCTGACCCCAGCCCTACGGCGGCGGGAGCTGGCGATCGCCCGCGAGCTGGTCATGGTCGGCGCCACGGCGACCGAGGCGGAGGCGTATGCCCGTGAGGCCGGGGCCCAGGCAGGGCGGTTTGCGGCGGTGGACCTGCGGTCGTATGAGCGGGAGCGGCTGGGGTGGCAGGCGCGGCGTCAGGGAGCGCAGGCCTCGCTGGCGCGGCGGATCGACCGCACCGGTGAGCCGCCAGCAGGTGTCTCGGGGAGTGTCCAGGCCGGCGCCCTGGTCCGTGGGCTCTTCGGAGGCAAGCCATGACCGCCGCGGTCGCTGCCAACGAGCACGTCCATCTGGTCCAGGTCGACGAGCCGGCCGCCCCCGAGGCGCCACCGCACAGTTTGCAGGCCGAGGAGGCGGTGTTGGGCGCGGTCTTGAAGCAGCCGCTGGCCCTGGCCGACGTGGTGACGTTCCTGGAGCCGGGGCACTTCTACAGCCCGCCGTACCGCCACGTGTACGCCGCCATGGTGGCCCTTTTCGAGCGGGGGGCGGCCATCGACTACCACACCGTCGCCGACGAGCTGAAGCATCAGGGCAGCTACGAGGCGGCCGGTGGATTGTTGCAGCTGGCCGAGCTGAACGTGGCCACGCCGACGGCGGCGCACCTGGTGTTCTACGCCCACATCGTGGCCGACCACGCCCTGCGGAGGAGAGTCATTGGGGCGGCCCAGCATGTGGCGGAGATCGCCTGGGACGTGCGCCAGGACGTCGAGACGGTGCGCCAGCGCTCGGAGGCGCTGATCCTGGGGGCGGCCACCGACACGCTCACCGGCCAGGTGGTGCTGGCCCCCTCCGAGTGGACGGGGCACCTGATGGCGTACCTGGAGCGGAGTCGCACGGGTGGATTAGCGGGTGTCTCGACCGGGCTGCGGGACGTGGACAGCATGACGCTGGGGCTGTCCCCCGGGCTGTACCTGGTGGCCGCCAGCACTGGCACGGGCAAGACGGCGCTGGCCGGCCAGATCGCGCTGCACGTGGCCGAGCAGCATGGGCCAGTGGTGTTCGTCAGCATGGAGCTGAGCGCCGTCGACCTGGGCGTCCGGCTGGTGTCGGTGCTGACCAACATCACGAAGGACCACCTGGTAGTGGGGCGGCTGACGGACGAGCAGCAGGGGCAGGTGCATGCGGCCGTCGAGCGCTTAGAGAAGTCGCAGCTGTACATCGTGGCCGGTTCGGGGTACACCACGGGCGATGTGCGGGCGCACCTGCTGCGGGCGCAGGCGGCCACGGGCAGCAAGCCGGCCCTGCTGGTGGTCGACTACGTGCAGCTCTTGGCCGACGAGGAGGGCGATGGGCGGTCGCGCGAGCGCAACGTCAGTGCCGCGGCCAAGGCGCTGAAGACGCTGGCGGGGGAGCTGGGGGTGCCAGTGCTGGCGCTGGTCCAGCTGAACCGCAATCGGGCGGGGCGGGCGGATAAGCGGCCGACGCTGACCGACCTGCGGGAGAGCGGCGACTTGGAGAACACGGCCGACTCGGTGCTCGGGCTGTACCGCGACGAGATGGACCACCCGGAAAGCACCGAGCGCGGGCTGGCCGAGCTGATCGTGCTCAAGAAGCGACAGCTAGGCGATGACGTGGGGACGATTCGGCGGCTGGTGTGGGTCGGCGAGAGCTACCGTGACTTCACGCACGGCTGAGGCGCAGATATCGTCCCAAACCTTGGTGAGTTACGCCAGCACTGCAACGAGATTAGCCGAAATGTCCTCATGTAGCTTCTTAACTTGGCGAGGAGTCGTGCCGTATACAATGACGCGTAGATGTCTCAAATCAAACGGGACATCGTCAAGTGTCTGAGACAATAGAATGACATCTTTCTGTTGAGCATGAGCCAAACCGAGTTCATAGAAAACGTTAGGGTTCTTCCCTGTCAGTTCTGCAATCAATACTCTAGCACTAGTAATTTTCGCCCAGATATCCTGAATAATCGACCCTGGGCCGTAGATATTGTCAGCGCGGATACATTTCAACGAGTGTTCTTCGCAAACTTTTAGGATCACGTCTTGCCAAATCTCATCAAATCTTGCGTCAAATGGCATTAGGACAAAGCAAAGCGTTCGATCAACTACAGTACCATAAGTACCAAAGAGAGGATGATTCATTCGATTCACAGCGGGATCACCCGATACAATCTGTAACTTCCCCAGTGCCTGAAGCAGGTCTAATACTTGCTCCGCCTGTTCCGGTGAGATCCGTATTCTGAGTTCGAATCTTGGCGGATGTCCTGGTTGGTAAGCGAAGGTGCCGCTCCTGTCGTCACCGCGAAAGCCACTAATCTCAATCCTGGACGTCAGATGAGTTTCGTACGCTTCGCGCACTTCGTCGAGGGATACTGGCGTATGCACAAAGTCTTTTGCATCTACCCATGAAGCGTGAATGTTGTCTAATGACTCCGGAAACGGCTTGAGTGGACGAGCATCTGCTCCAAATACAGCATCGAAAATTGATAAGACCTCGGTCCAGGAAAGCGGCTCTCTTACAAGCCCACGATAAAGTTTTTGAGCCCATACCCCCGTGTTCATACACCGAATCATAGCGTTATAAGGACTGACCGTGGTGAAGGGGTCCGCACCCGCGAGCTGAGTGCTAGCTCCTGCTAGGGTGTTGAGTAGCAAAGGAACGAAAAATTGGTCTAAACCGTGAAGGGTTGGGACGGCGCTGCCGGTGTTCGGCCCGTTTGCGGCGGGTTACTGGGAGGCGAGGGCCGGCCAATCGGGCGTCGTCCACAGTTTGCCGCACTGCGGACACGGGCCCGCCGACGCAGCAATCAGTGAGCGCCAGGTCGAGTCGTCGAGCTCTGCCGGCTGGTGGTATAGATTACAGCGGTCCTCGGGCGCGATAATCGCCACTAGCGTAGTACCGTTGTGGTGCCGCTGCGGCCTTGGTGGGCGCGCTGGTACTTCCCATGCCCGTGTTGACTCTCCCCGATTTCGCCACGAAGTGGACCGCATCCACGCCGAGCGAGCGCGCGGCTTCGCAAGAACACTTCATTGACCTCTGCCGCCTGTTGGGCCAGCTGACACCCAACGAGGCCGACCCGTCAGGCGACTTCTACGCCTTCGAAAAGGGAACGACCAAGACGCTGGGGGGTGATGGCTTCGCGGATGTGTGGAGGCGTGGCCACTTTGCCTGGGAGTACAAAGGCAAGCACAAGGACCTAGCCGCCGCGTACCGACAACTTCTGCAATACCGCGAAGACCTGGAGAACCCGCCGCTGCTCGTTGTCTGTGACATGGACCGCTTCGAGGTCCACACCAACTTCACCGACACGATTAAGCAGATCTACGCATTTACCCTCGCCGACCTCGCGAGCCCTGTCCCCACTCCGTCCAGCACTATCCCGCCCCTCGAGGTGCTGCGCCAGCTCTTCACCGAGCCAGGGCGGCTCCGTCCTCAGAGGACCCCTGCCCAGGTCACCGAGCAGGCTGCCAGCGACTTCGCTCATTTAGCGGACAGCCTCCGGGGACGCGGCACCGACCCTGAGCAGGCCGCCCACTTTCTCATGCGCCTGCTGTTCTGCCTCTTCTCCGAGGACATTGGCCTACTGCCACGCGGCCTGTTCAAGCAGCTCGTAGAGCACACCCGCACTCGCTCTTTGGATTTCACTGCGCGTGTGCGCCAATTGTTCGGGGCAATGGCAAGTGGCGGCTCCTTCGGGGTCGAAGACATTGCCTACTTCGACGGTGGCCTCTTTGCTGACGACCAGGTGCTGGAGCTCACGACCAAGGACCTGGCCGTACTCTCGCGGGCGAGCCAGCTCGATTGGTCGAACGTTGAGCCAGCTATCTTCGGCACGCTCTTCGAGCGCAGTCTGGATCCCTCGAAGCGGTCCCAGCTCGGCGCACACTACACCAGCCGCGACGACATTCTCCTGGTTGTCGAGCCGGTGCTGATGGCCCCCCTACGCCGCCGCTGGGCGGAGGTACAGGAGCAGGCGGCTGTGCTGATCACAAGACGCGATGCAGCCACTGGGGGAGCACGCACTCGGCAGGAGCAAGCGCTCGCCCGCCTGCTCACTGGTTTTGCCGGTGAGATCGCCGCTGTCCGTGTGCTTGACCCTGCGTGCGGGAGCGGGAACTTCCTCTATGTGGCGCTGAAGCGCTTACTCGACCTGGAGAAGGCAGTGATCACCTTCGCGGCCAGCAACGGCCTGACAGGGTTCTTCCCCCAGGTGGGCCCGGAGCAGCTTCACGGGATGGAGATGGACCCGTACGCTCACGAGCTAGCGCAGGTGGTGGTCTGGATCGGCTACATCCAGTGGCTGCATGACAACGGCTTCGGCAGCCCCTCAAGCCCGATTTTGAAGCCGCTGCACACCATCGCGCGCATGGACGCCATCCTGGCAACTGATGAACAAGGGGAGACGGTTCAGCCGTCGTGGCCAGAGGCGGACGTGATTATTGGTAATCCGCCCTTCCTGGGTGGCAAGCGTCTGCGGACGGAGTTGGGGGATGACTACGTCAAGGAGCTGTTCGCACTCTATGACGGGCGTGTGCCGCGTGAGGCGGATCTAGTGACCTACTGGTTTGAGCGCGCGCGGGCGCTTATTGCTGACAGGCGCGCCCGACGGGCGGGCTTACTGGCAACGCAGGCTATCCGCGGCGGCGCGAACCGACGCGTGCTCGATCACATCAAGAGCACTGGCGACATCTTCATGGCGTGGAGTGACCGCCCGTGGATCCTCGACGGAGCGGCGGTGCACGTTTCGATGGTGGGCTTTGACAAAGGCGTCGAGCGGGAGCGCACCTTGAATGGTGTCCCAGCATTGGCGATCAACCCCAACCTGACTGGCGCGTTGGACCTCACTACAGCCCGCGGCCTTAGAGAGAACCTGAACTTAGCGTACATGGGTGACACAAAGGGTGGCCTGTTCGACATCCCTGGTGACCTGGCTACAAAGATGCTAGCCGCGCCCATCAACCCAAACGGACGGCCGAATAGCGACGTAGTGCTCCCGTGGGTCAATGGGATGGACTTGACGCGGAGGCCGCGCGGCATGTCGATCATCGACTTCGGCGTGGATATGTCCGTGGATGACGCCGCGCTATACGAGATGCCATTCGCGCACGTGACGCAGCACGTCAGACCAAAGCGGATGGACAATAATCGCGAGAAGTACCGGACGTTCTGGTGGCTGCACGTGGAGCCCCGACCTGGAATGCGACGGGCGCTCGCACCACTGAACCGCTACATCGGTACACCCAACCTCGCCAAACACCGGCTCTTTGTCTGGCTTAAGCTTCCTATGTTGCCCGACCACCAGATTATTGTGATCGCACGCGAGGACGACTACTTCTTCGGCATGTTGCACTCCAAACTGCATGAGCTGTGGGCTAGAGGCACAGGCACCCAACTTCGAGAAGTGGAGAGCGGGTTTCGCTACACTCCCACCTCCACGTTCGAGACTTTCCCTTTCCCCTGGCCGCCCGGATCCGAGCCTCTTGGAGATCCCCGCGTGGAGGCTGTTGCCGAAAGCGCGCGAGACTTGGTCGAGAAGCGTGACCGCTGGCTGAACCCACCGAGAGCGGCCGAGGCTGAGCTGAGGCAACGTACTCTCACCAACCTGTACAACCAGCGCCCCACGTGGCTCGACATGGCCCACCGCACGCTTGACCAGGCCATCATGGGGTCAGGACATCATTTTGGGAATTCTGTACGGTAGGCGTTTGTGGATGGGATCGGGACGGTTCAGTCAACGACGCGCAGACCGACTGCGACCTTGCTGCTGCTCACAGTCCCGCGCACCTGCACTGTCTCACCCACGCGGTAGCCGGTATCGGTCG